AGTAACAACTAGACATGATCCAATCATTCTGCTTATTGTTGTATACTTATCAATGGTCATGGGATTAAGTTACCATCCTCATCATACCAGTCATCAGTCACATCTTCAAGTTCTACACCTTTAGGTGCATAAGATGTGTCCCATTCTTGTAATGTTGCCATGTTACGCACCTTGTAATGATAATGAATTGTGATAGTTTTGCTTAGTGTTTAAGCATGTCTTGTGAATGTTAAAGAGTAACTCAAAGTTTACTCCTTCCCAGTCACACCATTCTGACACATAATCAGAGTTATCAAAATCTCCTGTGCCATCTGTGAACTGTGGGCATGATCTAAATTCAAGATCATCATCAACCCAGAATAGTCTGCCAAATGCTTCTGAACTATACATTAAACTTCCTCCTCAAAATAGATGCCATGAACTTCATTGAATACGTCTAAGTCCATGAAATCTTCACGTTGATACTTCATTGCATTCTCACCATCAGGTGCTACAATGAATTCTTCACAAAAATACTCAGCATTAACTGTTAATGCTTCAGCAGCCTGAATAAGTTCATCAGTCTGCTCTGCATTGCATCCTAACACACGTGTGCAGTAATCAATGTCTTTGTTCAATTGAGAGAGCATAACTGTCTTAATATAGAATAAAGTGTTGAGGGACTAGGGGCAGTCAATTACCCTAACGTCATGTCTAAGATTTACAACTTCAAAACTGTCTTTTCAGATATCCTAGAATATCAGCAGTACAAGAGGTTCGTCTTAAAAGCGTGTTCATTAGACTTACAGACCGTAATTTCCCTGCTGAACAGAGACAACCATAGAATCTTGCTCATGGTATCCACTACCCATGCCTTGCGTTGATGTCTTAGTAGTTAGGAACCTAGTGATCCCTCAACATTTATATAATAGCATTAAAATACCCCCTGTATAGGGGGCTTGTGACAGTTCTTAAAGTGGCATGGGTATTACGAGGATTTAGGGAAATTCTGCCATGATATATCACCCCAAGTGTCAACGACATAAGCATTGATGAAATGATCTGCGTCAGGACAGTCTGATTCTTTAGGAAACCAAGCACCAGCATTCACAGATGCAGTATTTTCATCAGCAAACTTAAGAACATTATATATTCCACCTTGTTTAATTATATCCATCACATAATCATCAACAATTCCTTCATAGTATGTGGTAACTGTTGCTTTCTTAGTTGCACCTAAACTATTATATTTGTCTAGATTAAAATACACCAATGAAGTTTGATTCCTATTAGCATAATAGGACATTAAATCAAATATTGATAGGTCTGTTCCTTGTATAATCATGATGCATCTATCTCATCTTGTGCTACTTTAATAACTTTCTCTAACCAGTCCTTCTTCTCTTCTACTTCTTTAGATGTGAGTTCTGGTTGAACAGTATCTTGCTTCATCTTATTATATTCAATAAGCAAGCGATCAAAATAATGATTCTCTGTTACTGATTTAAGTGTAAGATAATGTGCTATCTTCTCGTTAAACAATCTAAGATAATGAGAAGATGTCTTAAGCCACTGTGTATCAGTTGCTAAGTATGCATCACCAGGATTCTCTACCTTATGAATCTTATTATAGAAGTTAGGTGAAATTGGAAACTTAACCTCAGTAGCAGCAGTATTGAAATTAGCATCTGTTGTTAAATCTCTTAACTTCTGCCTGTATGTTACCCACAATGCTTTATCATCAGCACTCAACTGACAATCAGATAATTGTGTCCAATCACACTCATCTAACAAAAAGTCTCTAGCAAGTCTTACACTGGTTGGTGACACTGCTGAAGTCTTTGCATACATTGATGCTAATTCTGTTTGAAAATCAAAGTTCTCAACAGCATCAATAGCATACCACGATTCAATTAACTTATCTTTAAATGCAGTTGCAGTTGCATCAGCAACCTGTTCCATCTCATAATCCTTCCATTCATTCGTATTAGTCTTGAAATTTAATATATACTTCCTTCTTTGAGCAAGATATGTATCATTATCAAACCATCTAAACAATATAAGTTTATCCTTATCGGTATCCCATGTAGGATACATTAAAGGAACTAGAGTATCAGTCCAGTGAGAATTTGGGATGGCCTTAGGGATATCATTATAAGATATTTCCTGATTTATGACATCCAATTGTATTTGTACATTTGCCATTTTATTACTGGTATCTCCTTTTATATTTAGAAAGCTTTAATTAAGTATTTACAATGCTGATATGGATGAGTCAATGGTATCGCATAATCAGGATCAATTGTTGCTAACGGTTCAATTTTAGTTGTTGACTTTAATGTAAGCGTAGCATCTCCACAACCAAGACCAGAAGTATATGTATAAGCATTACCACTCTGACCATGAAGAGTATACTCCAATGAATCAACTAATGGTTTAGAAATAGCACCTGGATCTGGTACAAATGTGAATGTTGATGTTTCTTGATTGTATAATGTAATCTCACATATTCCATAATGATCTGTTTCACCAGCATTATCACCACCAGAAACTGCTCGTATTTGTCTCAATCTAAATTTTGTACCTGGTCCACGCATCTGTGAAGTAAGTCCTACTGAATAAGTATACCACTGAGTATCACCAGAAGCTCCATCCCATGTTGCATCACCTTGTGTTACCTTGGGAACATCACCAATCAAAGGATCAGTTCTTACTGAATTTGGATTTATAATAGTATCAATCAAAGTCCATGTTGTTGTACCTCCCAATTGATATTCTACTATTAGATTTTCCTCAGGGACATCACCACCATTTATACCATTACCCCTAGCAGCCTTAATTGAGAAGAACTCAGCATTGCTTGTATCAAGTGGTACTGTTACAGCAAAACGTGTAGCAGCCTGAGTTCCACCAAACTTCAAATACCTTACAGGTTTTTCTGCTAATGCAGTATCAAATGTTAATCCTGTTACAGTTTCACCAACAGAATCAATTTGAGCAGTAACTTTATTCTTTGTGCCAACACCATTTAAAATATAAACATATGGTATTTTACTATACTTATATCCACCAGTACTAAGAGTAACACCACCCACCTTTTCATTTGATACTTGAACAGTTCCTGTTGCATGTATTTGTGGAGAAACTGGTGGATCACCAAGTCCACCACCTCTGAATACTAATGTAGGAACTTGAGTTGTTGGTAATTTAAATCCTGCTACTCCAGTACCTGCACCACCAGAAAATAAATCAACATCCCATACTGTTGCACTCTGTGATGCAGATTCTATAACATCACCTGTAGTTATAGTTACATTTCCTCCAGTGTATCCAGTAATAGTTCCAACAGCTAATTGCATATATCCAGTAGTAGCATTACCAGTTTGTCCAGAAGTATTATTTCCTGCTTGTGCTACACCACTACCAGCACCACCAATACCATAGGTAAATCCAGAAGGATTTCCTAACTGACTCCAATCTATATTACCAACACAGTGAGCACCACCACCGCCTCCTCCACCAGGAGCAGTCCAATAAGATCCATCCCAATCAACATCCATTTTAATATTACCATTAGTATCACCATGATCAGTAAATTGTGGTGGGTTTCCTGAGTTCTCATCATAGAAATATAATGATCTATATGCAGATGGTCCTTGCGTACCACCATCACCACCATCATGACCACCAGATCCAGGGTCACCACCTGCACCACCTCCTCCAAATCCAGAGAATCCTACTTCGGCACATCCTGCACCTCCACCTCCACCGCCACCACCACGGCATCCATAATGACCACCAGTACCACCAGCACCATAACTAAGAGCAGTAGATCCTTGAACTTTTCTCAATCCACCACCAGTTTGTCCAGCAGCATTACCACTATTAGTACCACCTGACATTCCATCACCACCATCATATCCGTCTGCACCAGCACCACCGCCTCCTCCAGCTCCAGCGATTAGTTGAGTATCCCTATAAAGAAGAACAGAAGATCCACCTCCACCTCCATGTGCTCCATTATATCCAGTTCCACCATATCCACCTTCTTGTCCAGTTAATGGTCCAGTTCCACCATTTCTACTAGAAGAATGAGATCCAATTTTAACTGACCAAGCACGAGTAGTAAAATCATTTAATTCAGTTTGATTAAGCCAAATTTCCATGTAAGCACCTCTACCTGGAAGCTGATTCTGACCAACGTAAGTATCAAGAGATGAATCAGCACCTCTAGGACCTTTCAATGTGAACTTAACTGAATTAGGAACACCACTGATAGTACTAATATTAAATGTTCCTGTTGGATTACTAATACCAAGAGTCTCAGTAATATTACCACCAATAGTTATTCTTCCCCTAACACCAACAGTTCCTCCACCATAAACAACATTACTAATTGTTAATCCTCCACTACCATTTGTACCACCGCCACCAGGATCAGTTGCTGAATCTGATACCATTACCTTACCACCAGTACCAGCACCACCAACAGAACCAGCACTACCACCAATTGTTTCACTTCCACTACTGGTAAAAGTAGCAGCAGCAGTAGCAACTCCAGCAATAGTACCATTACCTGTTGATGGATTACCTCCACGTCCACCTTGTGCTGTAATATTAACAACTTCACTACCAGCAGGTCCAATCTTTAACCAAGTATCTCCACCATTATTTCCACCAGTAGTTCCAGCAGCACCAGATCCTCCACCACCAGACATTTTCCATATTAAAACATCAGGAGTACCAGTAAGACCACCAAATGATCCTGATCCACTTGCAAGTTCAGTGGAACTATCAACTAATACTTGTGAGTAATCATACTGTGGGATACCACCACCTACCTTTTCACGTCCACCAATATCATCAACAGAAGTAAATACCTTAAATATTGGAGATGGAATAGCAGTGATAAGAACAGTATTACCAGCAGAAGTAGATCCAGAAGCAAGATATTTCTGATACTGATATTCTGTTTCCCATTCAAACTTGTTTGCTTGTCCTGCTGAGGTTAAACTAATAACTACTGCTGGCACTGCTGATGCATTAGCAGCAGTAGTAGCCAATTTAATCGTATTAACATCAACCTTAACAGCATAATACTCAGTTCCAACTGTTAATCCACCAATAGGAGTAGTAGCACTTAGATACTTTATCCTAGTGGCAGTTGTAAGACCATGAGCTGTCATTGTGATGGTATCATTAGCAGTGCTTACTGCACTAGCAGTCATACTAGTATAAGGGTTTTGAGTTGATCCAGCACCACCATCACCACCTTTATAATCAAAAATATCATAGGTTGCTACTTTATTATCAGCCATTGGTGATCTTAAAAGACCATGCCTATGAGTGAGAACCTCACCAGTATAGGGAATAAATCTCTGAAGTTTACCTGTGTCTGGACGATAAGCAGAAAGATATCTATCTCCACTATACTCAGAAATAATACTATTAGAACCAGGAACTGCTCTTTGAACATAATGATTATGACCAGGAACACCAGGTAACTTAGTCTCTCTCATTGTTATTGTAACTGTCTGAGACCCAATAATGCTACACTCAGTAGTTTCAACTACATTTTCATATCCACTAGTTTTAATTGAACCAAGAGAGAAATATTGATCTTGAGCAGATTGATCTATAAACCACTTACCTCCAGTAGTACCAGTACCCATAGTGGAATTTCCAATATTAGGACTATTAGATCCATATACAGGACCATTTCCCACTATCTTCTTGGTAATAGTATCAGGAACTTTAAATGTTCCTAAATTCTGCTCACCCATAAGGCGATTAATATTACTTCTGGATACTCCCTCCAGATTTCCTCCAGTTGGATCTACTCTTGCTTGAAAAGCAGCACCAGAACCAGTTGAAGAAGTAACTGTTACTGTTGGTGTAGAAGTATATCCTGCTCCAGCATTAGATACTTTAATCCAAGTTATTCCACCATTATTGTTAATAGCACCAATTTCAGCAACAATCTGTACTCCTCCTGCTGGTGGGGCAGATACAGTAATGGTATCAGTTGCAAGATAATTTGTTCCTACACTCAATACATCAATACCAGCACTAGCAGTACCACCATAATCATTACCAATTATCTCATATAATGCTGGATAATCTGTAATATTATATTCTGTACCATCACAATACAGATATCCAAAATGTGTATATGCTGGATCATCACCATTTAGATACGCAGTACCTATAGTTTCAGCATGAATAGGAAAATTAGAAGCAGTTGACTTAACAAAGTTATGATCATAAGATCCAGTAGAAGATTTAAAATTAGGTACAATGGATCCTATAGGAGAAGTATCCCCTAACATATCCGTCATATAACCAGTTCTAGTATTTCTATATCCTTGTGTCATTGGTATTATATCTTAATTAAATATTCCATTACAATGAATGGAGATGTTGCTGAATCAATAGAAGCAGAAGAATCTTCTCCTATTGTCATTGTTGTAGATAAATTATCTGGTGCAATAGTTATGGCATTTGTTTTTACCTTATATGAATGAGTACCCTTCTGTATATCAATACGATGATTGTGAGTGGTAACATCAACACCAGCAGTTGTAGGAAGATTATTGGTATCATATATGTCATTATCAACATCAACAATTGCTCTCTCTTCATGAACTTGTTCATTTGATTGTAATGGAACAACAGCTGTTCTACTACTAGCATTTGCAATGTATCCCGTATCAGCTAAAGAAGCACCCGTCCAATCTACAGGAACATCAGCTTCACCTACTGCATATGTTACGGGAACAACCCCGTTACTATCTAAACTAGTAGTTCCACTACCAGTAGTAGGACAGAATAATACTGCCTTAGTAATAAATTGAGGAATATCACTATCAGGAGTTCCTTTACCTGTTCTTCTATCATAAGTCCAAGTTTGATTGGATATACAACCAAACTCAAAACCAGATCCACTACCTTTCCTATATGCACTAAAAAACTGAGTATTTTGATGACCTATACATCCACCATAATAACCAGTCCTTGTTCCAAATCCACCAGTAAAGACTGGTGTACCATCACCAGCACCAGAACCGAAGTTTGGATCCCAAGGATCTAACAGTAAACAAGGTTTCTGTCCACTACCAGCAGATGTTGCATCAGTATCACCACTGTATCTAGTAGCCTCTAACCACTCCTGTAAATCAACGGTTGAACCATTTTTTCTACCAGTATTAGTATTAACCACAGGTAAATCATTATCTGTTGTTTCTGGGAACATACCATAATTTCTGGCAAGAGTAGTATTAGATAAATGGGCATGTGGATGTATTGCAGTTTCATCTACACCTTCATTATCTGTACGATGTGAAGTACCTGCATAAGTCCATGAAGGCCTTCCTCTAACAGGAATTTCTTGACTAGGAATAGTAATTGTGCCAGAATATGTTAGTTGTACTGTAGTTCCAATAGCAGCTTCACATTCAATACCTATACCAGATCTACTAACTTCATTACCAGCCTTATTTGTTACCCTAATAGAATTATAACTACCAGCATTAGCACCTGAAGTTGGTTCAGGATATTTAGAACCTAGATCTGGAACCATAAACTGTGAGTCTTGTACATTATCAATATTAGTACCATCAATATTAGTTCTTATAAATTTACAGTTAGATCCTGTTCCACATATAGCAGCAAGTTGTGGATAATCTTCTGCATAATACTTAGCACCATCACATTTTAAATAACCTGCTGGTAGATTCTTTATATTTGTAGCACTATCAGGTACTCCACTATAATTAACTGGCCAAATAATTATCTGACCTGTCAAACTACCATACTTAGATTTTTCTTTAGAATATAATACTGCCATTAGTATGCCTTAATAATAAACGTAAGTGTTAACGAAGGTTGACTGGTATCACAATCAATATTTAGAGCATTTTCAAGACTGTCTGGTGTTAAAGAAGAAGCATCTCCATTATCAGCAGTATGTGATGGTGGTCCTGCCATTGATCCTATACCCTGAGCAATTTCAAAACTACCATGATCATGTGATTGAAAAGCATCATCATTTGGATCAACCATCATATGATTCAAATGTGCAGCCCACGTACCATTTCTAAAACGTAACTTTCTATTAGAAACAGTACCCCATCCAGAACCTTCATCACCTTTCATCTGTTGAATCAACTTAACTTTCCATTGTCCATTAGCTTCTTTAGTTACCGTATCAACCTGTGTACCCTCTGTAAGATATCTATACTTAGAGTCATTATTATCACCAGTATAATCAACAACATACATTGTTGGTGTAATAGCATCATATTGTGTCCATGAAACATAACTAGGAGTTCCAGCAGTACCAGCAGAATATATTCTACCAAGATCTGTACCAACTGGTAATAATATCTCTTTACTATTTTCTGTAAGCGTACAACCATCAACATCAAATGGTGTCATATCCTCTGGATGATTAGATATACCACTTCTTGTAACTGCTGTTTGTCCATTACGAACATAACCATAGAAATTAGGTCTATTTTGATAAACAGTTGGTCTAGGGAACATACCAGTATGTGCTGGAGTTTTATGACTCTTCTGTGGCATTGAGTTAGCTATGGTAGATGTCGCACCTCTTCCCATAACACTCTGTGTTTGATTTTCTGCTTTCGGTCCTGCTTTCCTGTTTGTATTATTAGCACCTGCAGCTCTCCAATCAGTAGCTGGTACAGTAGACCAATAATTATTACCAGTGCTATCCTGAACAAACTCCATTGGACCATTAGTTATTGGTAATGTATGTTCATAGTTAGAATCACCAAAGTATGTAAGTTTTGATGAACCATTTCTCCATGACGTTGGGTTAGCGTCCTTAAATTCACAAGAAATAGGTTCAATATTAACATTACAAATACCAAGAGAAGTTGATCCCATTTGATTGACACCACCATCAGTTCTAAACATCATAGCACCAGAATAATTTGATTTAGTAGTTGGTATACTATCACTATGACTATGTGCTGGTGTATGACTAACACCTAACTTACGTGGAAGAGTATAAATGGTCTCAATAAAATCAGGAGCCTGTAGAATCATATTTGAAAACTTAAAG